TGATGATTTAGCTGATGCTGAAACTGTGAGAGTATCAGTAGGTGACATACCAGATAATACAAATTACTCTGCATTTTTAATGAATCAATATATTAAAAATAGAAAAGATTCAGAAAATTATGATTTAAAATATGAAGAGGATCAGCAAACTATTATTAAAATGGAGTTACCAAAAAAATTACAGAAAGATATATTAAGCAAACCTATCAAACTAAGTAAAGCTAAACAGCAAACAGATAGGTTATTTGCATAAAAAAGGGGAGCCATAAAGACTCCCCCACAGCAAGGCAACACGACTAAGGAACCTAAGTTATCTTGGGTTCCTTTTTTTTTGGGCCTTACGATACAGTGACGGATCACCCCATCGCTTAGTCCAAAACCAGTTACTTAATTTACTAGCATAACCTTCTAGTTTATCCATGATACAATTATGCCAAAAGTAATATCTAAATTTTTTGTATAATCTGTTTAACATCTTCTTGTAGTTTTTTACCCATAGCGTTAGCATGGTTAATTATTGATGCACAAAGATTAGCATGGAATGGATAACCTTTAAGTGCTTCTCTAATTTTAGTCACAGGCTTTCCACCATAATCTATAACTACTGCATTGTTTTTGTTTAATCCAATTTTTAATTCAAATAATATACCAGTAAACTTTGATATATCATCTGGCTCTTTAGGTTTATCCTTTTCTTCTTTCATTTTTTTCCTCGCTTGCTTTTATAAAATCTGCACCAATTCTTGGGTCTAATGGACTCAATGCTGATAGCACATTCATTAGTTTAACTACTTCACCATATGGTCTAGTCATTAAGTATCTCATAATATCCATTAACTGTTCAGATGTTATAAGATAAGTTTTAGGACTAGGTTTGTTTGTTTCTTTACTCATATTCCCTCCCTATTTATCAGTAAAATATTTATTGAGGGTGTCTAAGTTTTCTTCTGCAGTAGATATTTTATTTATTAATTTATCTAACTCATCTATAAATTGTGGGTGTTCACCAATACCTACAGATGCATTAAAATAAATTAATGCACTAGCATAAGCATCTGCTATTTCAGCTTCATACTTTTTTCTTAATGCATCTATAAGTAATAGTTTAGTGTCCATTAATATCCTCTGTATTCATAGTATGTTTTTTCAATTAATTCTTCATCAGTAAGATAAGGATTGTGATGCATCTTTAACTCTTGAAGTTCTCGTAAGTCATTAATTGTTTGTGATAATGTTCTATCTTGTTGAAGACAACCACAAACTAAATCAATAACTTCAATGTGTGCTTGTTTCATTGCTGACATTATTCAACCTCCTTAATCAATCTATTTAAATACCAGTTAGCTTTCTTTAAATCTTCTAAAGGCTCTCCCTTAAATTTATATCTTGCTACATACTTCAAGACATTACCTTTTAGGTAGCCATGGTATTCATCATCTGTCATACAATCTCGTATGACATCTATAGTTTCTTTCTTACCTTGTTTATAATGATTAGGTGAATTTACATTGTCATGTGTATCAACAATGGAATTAATATCATTATTAAGAATATAAGTATTACCATTATATTTTATTTCCTTTTTAACGTCTGCCATATTCTCTCCTAACTGTTTTTATATCAATAGCCTCTATATTATAATTACCATCTTTAACTTCTCTTTTAACTATCAATCCACTCCACCACATGTGTTGTGTATCTTTAGCAAAGTGCTCTGGATGATTTAAATAACATCCTGCAGATAGCCCATGAATCTTTTTACCACTAGGTAAAGTAGACATGGCATAATCTAATAAATGACTATGACCTACTGTAGCAGAAACTTTGTGTTTTGTCAATAGTGTTCTACCAATATTTTCTCCAGATATAGCTGAACCCATAATACCAGATGGGAAATGATGTGCATAATAAACACCATCTACAACTTTAAATTGTTTATATGGTACTTCTTGCCAACCATATTTTTTAAATTGCAAGTCAGATATTTTCATAGTACCTTCTAGTTCTGGATTTTCATCCACAAACCTATCTATTCTATCCTCATGATTGCCATGCAACATTATCTTTTTAGGTTTATGTTTACCTAAGCCTTTATTAAACAAAGATAAAGCATGGTGCGAATGATCCATATCTTGTTGATACCTTCTGCCTTCAAAAGACTTTTTACCACGATCATAAGTAGATAAAGAATCCATACTGCAAAAGTCACCCATGCATATTACATGTGTAGCTTTTACATCTGCTGCTAATCTGCCTGCCCACAGAAATCTATCATTGCTTGCTTTAGGTGTGCAATGAGGGTCACCTATAACTAAGTGCGTTGCCATTAGTTCAACTCCTTCTCACGTTTGTGTTTTAAGTATTCAATAAAGTCAATCACATTATCTTCTTCATCAAATTCAGCCACAGAATTTATTGAAAGATCTTCTTTATTGGGTTGTTTTTTATCATCGGCAAATCCTTTTAATCCATAAACAAATACTGTTTGGGGGTCATGAGTTGCCATCTTTATCATGCCTCTAGCTATTGTAGAGCATAATTCATATTGCTCAGTAGTCATCTGAGTCTTGCTATCCATAGTAATACCACAAGTAAATCCCTTTTCCCATGGAGTGATTAAAACTTTTATTGAGTTTTTAAAATCTGTTTTTGGAACTTTGTTTTTTTTCTTAGTCATTTGTACCAATACCTATCTATATTTTCTGTATTATATTCTATTACTTTATGCTCGTATCCACGCTTCATACTTTTTTTACCAAAGTATTCTGCTTTCTTCTCGTCATCAAACAATATATTTGTAAACATTTTATAGTCGTTATCTTTTTTCTTTTTATATAATACAAAATATAAAGTCATTCATATTGATGGGGAGCAGACCCCTCAAACTACTCCCCATCGCTTCCTTGTTCTTCTTGTTTAGGATTCTTAACTTCGGTATACCAAACCCATTTTGGGTTCTTACCTTTAGATTGCTGCTGCGGTAGGTGCTGCAATCCTTTACCCCAACAAGGAACTTTATATGGACAGAATGTACATACTCTATCCAAAACTCTGTTACCTGTAGGTTTACCTCTAAATGTTTCAGCAACATCAGTATAGCATTTTTTAAAATGTACTTTATCTTTTAATGCTTTGTAGTTGTCAGTAGCAAGATTAATAAATTTATCTCTGTGTTCATCTTGAACCTGTGGCGTTTCACATACTGCCCATTCACCTGTAGATTTATTAATAGCTATCCAACCACCAAAAGGTTTTTCTCTACTCTTAGCATAGAGAAAACCTTGTGAGGCATAACCAAAGGAATCATTATCAACTACTTCATTGAACCCTCCCTTTTCACCAAACTTATGTTCAAAGGAATATGGTGATGTACTTTTAATATCCCAAACTTTGTTATCAATTTCAACATCCAGTCTTCCAAGGATACTTTCATCTTCAAATTTATACTCAACTTGTTTTTGTTCATTATCAATTTTAACTCCTGCAGATTTTAAAACAAATATAGCTAAGGCTTCTATTAAATCACCAAATGTATTTCTCATTTTATTATTGTATGGTTGCCCATCACCTTTAATACCCTTAGCTTCCATTTGTAATTGGCATAATGGCCTACCTATATTAGACATTCTGGGTTCAAACTTATCCTGCCTTTTCTCTGAGAACTGTTTTCGTAAGGCACTTTTACATGCCTCACCAAATTCTTCAACTAAATCCTCAGAGATTTCAACAGGACTTGTAGTTACTTTATCCAGATATATTTTAACTTTATCTAATATATTGTTCATTATGCTGACAGTATATCCTCTGGAAGTTTATCATCTAACTCATCAACAATCTTAGCTGACTCTACATCTTCTGCATTTGGAGAACTATTTCTAGCCTTTTTATATGCTTCGATAACTTCTTGGTTTTCAGCATCAATAGATTGTTTAAATATAGCTAAAGTCTGATTATCTTTTTCAGAAAACTCTAAGTCTGTATTTGAGTTAGGTTGAATTAATGGGACATAATAAGTGTTACCACCTTTTTTCTGTCTTTCAGTATCAAGTTTTAATGTGCATTTAAACATTAACTTACCACTATCTTTTAAAGTTTTGATAGCATTACTAACAGGCAGGAAAGCAGTACCAGATACTCTGTACAATGCAGGCAAGTTATCTACCTTATGATCAGAATTATCTGCAAGTTTACCCTTAAAACTTACTAGACCATATACTAATCTATAACATCTAATAGTTCTCTGTTCAACTTGTTGCTCTGGTGTTAAAGACTCTCTGTCTTTGTATGGAACCTTACCACAATTAGTACCACCCAACATATCTATAGCCTCATCTTTGTGAGATGAAAAGATTATTGATCTATTTACATACTCACCTTTTTCTGGGTTATAGTTCATGTACTGCATACCACTAATGAATGGCCTAAAAATAACAGGCTTTCCATATGCAACTTTACCTATTGTAGTATCAAAGATACTAAATTCTCCAACAGGTAATTTGTTCCCATTA